AAGCCACGATCGGTGCAACCTTAAACCATTCACCATTCGTGTTATGTCTGCGTAATTCGTTATGGCTCTGTGCCTCAATGCTTCGTGCTAAGCTGCTCTTGGCTACACTCAGAGAGTGAGCCACAAATGGAATAAATGGTGTCCCGGTAGAAAGTGCCGCCAACCTCTTAGGTAAATTGGTTGAAATTCCAACTTTGCAGTACCCCGGCAAACCTGTCAGTCCGACAACATAAACTGACGTTCGGCTACTCATTTGTTTTTTGCTTATATAAGATGAAACACACTAAAAACCTCCAAAAACTTAGAAATACTAAGTCGTAGACAAAAACAAAAAAAATTATATAACCTATATAGAATGGGCATAAGTACCCTGTTTTAGCGTTTGTCTGGGAAAAGCAAAAAACAAATCCAGAGCACTCCAAATTTGTTTTTGACAAATCGCCCGCAAGTCATTCCTCCCCGATCTTGAACGCCTTTCCGACCCTTACAATCTGGCCGGTTGTGACCAAGTCCTTGATGGCAGAATTACGCATTCGCTCATCAAATCTGGCGATACCTTTGCGCCGTATCAGGGTGGACTCGTGCATGGTCTGATCTTTGGCATTTTTGATTGCCTCAACGATCGCCTTGCCGAGTCTTTCGTGATCGCTATCTGCCATATAAAGCTTGGTGCCGGATTCGATGTTGTCCAACGATCTTTGTATGATCGTGTAACCCCACTTCACGTCTTCAGCAGTCAATCGCGGGTCGCTTGGGCATCGTGAGATAGCTCGCAACGTCGCAAGCTTCTGGGTGTTCTCACTGGCCCGGCCTACGATGCCATACTTAGCCGTGTCTGCCGTTAGCGAGTCTTCCTGCCAATCATCTACACGCATCCATTCAGCTTCAGCCTCGTGGTTGTCCCACTTCGCGGCGTACAACGATGGCTTTGCATTGGGGTCACGGAACCCCGCTACATTCATGTTGCCCTTCTTCGGAAACTCTTCTGCAGCTTTGTTAATAGCCGCAATTAGCCAAGCCGGTGGCACAAGCATAGGCGAAGTCTTTTGACGCTCACCTCGCTTGTCGGCTTGGATAATCATGACACGCGCAAGGAAACCATCCTTGAGCGCGGACTCGGGCAACCCCTTGTAGAATTCCGTGACGGTCGAAAACCCAAGCAACGAAATCGTAGGACAATGAATAATGGCATTGTCCTTCTTCGCGTCTGCTGTTTCTTTGCCTGTCCAAGAACTTCCGTGGCGACTCTTCGAAAAGATATCAAGCAACACCTTGCGTGTTGAGTCTGCGTAGCTTGCGCTGTTCTTACCGTTGATGCTTTGCAGGATGATACCGAGTTCGTCCCATATCATCAGGGAATTCGGAGCACGCCTAACCACCTTCTCAATAGCTGAACCGCTAGATACCTCGCCAGCACCCAACAAGAATGGTTTGCCGCTATCATGGCAAAGAGTCTTGACGATGTTTTGAGGATGCTCTTTTCCGAACGACGGCGGGGCCAACCCGAACAAATATATGTTAGTGCCGAAGCCCGATGGTGTGACGTAACGTCGATTGGACAACGCGGACAGAAAAGCAATCCCGGCCATCATTGCGAACTCACGTGAGGGCCGATAGGCTGTCTCGGATGCCCATTGCGCAATTGACTCAATCAACCCGCCTGCGTTGGTTGGCTCAAACGAGTCAACCTCACCGCGTGGGGCTTCGATTGGCGTCATCTCCTTTTCTTGCTCTACGACAACCGGACGCGATTCGTATCGCGCTAGCAGCCGGGTAACGACTGGGTCATCAACAGCAACTTGTTTGTAGTCCAATTGTTCAGCCAACCAACGTGTTGCTGAATCGAAGTCGGTTGCGAGCGCGGCTTCGACGACATCGATTGGACTATAGACCTTGTCATTGTCTCCATAGTCCTTAATACCGTTAGGTGTGAAGGACAAAGCATTTCCGGAAGCATTTGAATTAACTTCGGGCCGCCATGAGGCAACAGCCCGCCAGTTGTCCGCGCGATGTTTCTTCGTTTTCGGTAAGCCAAGAGCCGGTACCCATCTGTCAAGGTTTGCAAATGCAAGGTCTTTCAACCCGCGCCAATAATTATCGGAGTCCGTCACACGCTGCATAGTGTGCGACACTGCTTCAACGTATCCCCACGGCTCTAGCGCAGCCGCCAGTAAGTCCGCGACGTTGTCCGGCAGCAGTGGCAGTTGTTCAATAGGAACGTCTACAAGCGTCTCGTTGGTAATCCAGACATACGGCTTGCCGTTGGGGTGGATCGACGGCGGCATAATGGTTTGCTTACCGAAGGCCAGCAAATCCATGGCACGTTCACCACCCGCGATGTTGAATCCCCGTGATGGAATATGACCGGTGACCTCCCCCGTTTCCGGGTCTGTGATCTGAACGTTACCGCGATAGAATAGAGTTTTGCCCTTCGCGCCCTTCTTACCAACCGGCGATTCAGGCAAGACACCAAGGATAGCGGCCATAATCTCCGCGTCGTCCGTATCAATGTCGATTGCAACCAAGCCGTTGAAGCCGAGCGGTATACACACGCTTGCATCAGGCCATTGATTCCAACTGTCTACCTCAAGATCAGTAGGCAGTCGACTGCAGAACCGTTGCCACGCCATTTCGCCGTACCACTGGCCAAATGACATCGTACCCGGCAACTTGGTGCCGGGTCGGACGGGAATCGCGGGATAGCCAGCATCAATGAATTTTTCTCCGACTGAAGCGTAGGGTGAAGTCAATTTTTCTTCCAATTCCAAACCTTGAACGTCGAAAACCCCGCGACGGTGTAATGTCCATCGTCAGAATCGCAAATCATCCGCTGTTCTTTTTCTTGTCGAACGCAGAACCATATCCCACCGTGTGTGTCGGTGTATTCGCCTGTGGTGAATACTGGATACGGCTTCACCTGAACTTCCCCTCTCTTACGTCGTCAACCAAATCAATCTGCCACAGCAGTTCGGTAATCGACATGGCGTTGATACGCTCGTCTATTTCCTTTTCGGAAAGACCTTGCCCGCAATTGATTTGGTCGCGTATCGCTTCAAGATATCCCATCACGACACCATCTCCCCAAAAACCCGTTTCATATTATCCTCGTACCCACCCAAAAATTTCGCGAAAAAACACAGAAACGCGGCCTGATCCAACTCGGCTAGGTCGGTGGTGCCGATCGAGTCCAGATACTGGCCCGCAGCTTCGCCACCCTTTTGCAAGGATTCGGTTTCGTATATGTCGAAAGACTTCATATCGGCTCCAATGAATTGCGAGCAATGACGGCAATACCACTTGATTGGGTGAGACCTACTGGCCTGAAACCCTATATTATCGTGTCTGCGCTTGCATACGCGGCAGGTGCCTACGGGGTTAAGTGTCACGGCTGGAATGGTGAGGTACGAGAGGACGTACGTTGCGGCACGTCCGGCGCTGCTGTCACAGCGGCGGGTCGCATCTTTACGACAGCGTCAATGATCAGTTTGATTTGATCCATGTCGCAGTACTGAATAACGGCTCGCATTAAATTGTGGTGATCGAACTCGATTTCTTCACGCGTTAGCGGCGTCATGTTGCCGTATGATTTGGTCATTGCGTCGACTCCTTCATTGAAATAATACTACGAGCCACACAGCTAGAGCGAAATAAGCGACGCCGAAGTACACAGCAGCGCCACGCGGTGTGAAAAACCAATTACGAATTCGTTGCAATTCGATCTTCATAGTTGCCCCTATCTCGCACGCTTCGTTGCGGCGCTGCTAGTGCAGCGGCGATCCTCTCTACCGTTTCGAACTCAATCCGCCGCTGTTCAACTGGGTTTTCGTTCTTTGGATAGTAACAAAGTATTTTTCTTGCATTGTTGAGTGGGCTATCGGTGTTTAGCAACGCCAAAATTTCTGCCGTAGTTCTGCGAGTCATAGCGGCGCTACTGGCGTAGCGGCGTCTGTAAATGCGCTATGCGGCAAGAACGTTAGACGACGATACGGCCCGCTCAATCCTGCGTTGCTCACTGCGGCAAGCCTTCGGCCAGCCTCCGAATTTTCTTTTACAGCGGCTTCAAACTCTTCTTCGCTCGAAACTACTTTGCACTTCATTGGCGATAATGCTTCAAAATCGCGCAAGAATTCTATTAGCTCTGGTGTCATACCCATCAATAAACCCACCATGCCACAGCGGCACCAGTCTGCAGCGCCTTGCATCCAAGGAGGCAGATAACAACTGCACCAATCGCGTAGATAATTTTCATGCGGCTACCCTCTGTGGTTCATTATCATTCGCGGGTGCTGCTAGCGCAGCAAACCGCGCTGAAATATCCTTGCGGTACTCGTCCTCCCGCTCAATCAAATAACAGTTGAAGCCTTCAAGGTACGCAGCCTCGCCAGTCGTACCGCTGCCAGCGAACGGGTCTAGGATCGTACCACCGGGCGGCGTAATGAGCCGGGCAAGGTAGCGCATGAGGGCGATGGGTTTGACGGTGGGGTGCTTGGAGTTGGCGCGATCGGTTTTGTTCGCTTTGGCTTGGTAGAAGAAGCGTGCGGCTGAGCCGGAGTCGCTACCGTAGGTGCGACCGCTATCAACCGGCATGGTAAAGCTAGTGCCTTCCTTGTCTGCGTACCCGGCTTTCGTCTTGGCGTTCGTTGTGGTCTTAGGAAACGCCGCTACAACTTCGTCGCTGCCGTCTAAAATAACGTTAGCCGGGAATCGGCCGATCGCCGTGACAGATTCTTGCTTTTCGCCGATCTTATTCCATCCGTCGTCGTTGAGATTAGTATTCGATGTTAGACGCGGTGTGTAGGAGTGCGCTTCCGTCCCCACCCTACACCCATCAATATTAATCGCGCCCGTACCCCACTTGAGCACGTTAGCGGCCACGGTCTTTTCGCTGAGCGGCTTGCGGGCTAGAACGATTGGCTCATTCGCGGGCTTTAGCGCGGTGCCTAGTCCATCTAGAACAATCGGTTTGCCGCACCTTCCACAATTTTCCCATGCTCCGCTGATTTGTGACTCCGGTTGCACGGCCACAGTTCCAGATTGTTTGGATCGTTGTTTAGCGGCTTGTGATCCAGATGGTGTACGCATTCCGTCCGAGTCAACGTCCGCCTTACTCTTCGAGCCATCACTAGACGATGCTCCATTATGTAGCCGTCCGCCCGTGCCATTGATTTCAAGTCCGGTGGACAACGAACGTATTTCACCGACACGTAATTGCCCCTGCGATGACGGTACGTTGCCCCGCCTTTCCATGCCGGGTTCTTTGATAGGTGGAGCGCCTTTCGTGGATTCGGTCCGCAGCATTGGGCCGTGTGCACCTTGTTGCGACAACTCCGACTGCAGAACTTCCCCGCGTTTATCGCTAAGGTTGACGGTCTCCGATACATCGTCGCATTGCATCGATCGCAAACTACATTCGGACGACGATTCGGCATTACATTGGCAGAACGTATCATGAGCACTTATGTTGTGAGATTTTGGGAATCCTTGTCCATACAACCACTGAATCATATCCCTGATTTCAAAGCCAGCGTCCTCTACAGCGCACGCCATGCGGTGATAGGTTCGTGTACCGCCGAACGAAAGCAAGTGACCACCGGGCTTTAGAACCCGCAAGCATTCGGCCCAAAACTTGTAGTCGTTGACGACCTCGCCGGAGTCCCACGACTTACCCATGAAGCCTTTTGAGGCTCGCATAAAAGCTTCGTTACCCTTGGCCGGTGCGGCGTTCGCACCACCGAAGCGCTTTACGATGCTAACCAGCGCATACGGACCATCAGTGAGCACGGCATCTATGCTATTGTCCGGTGCATCAATGAGCACCACGCGGTTATCGCCACCGAACAGAGTCACCCGGCCGTCTAGGAATTCGTCTACTGTGTAGGTCATTTAAAACACACCACGTTCAACGGGAGTCGGCATCACCACCGCATCGCCAGCGTTACAAACAACATGCTCAACAACGTAGGGATACCGCTCGCCCCTCGCAAAGATGTACCCGTTTCGATAAAGGGCGCGAATAAGAATGTCAGCATCGTCAAGCGTTAGGCCGGTACTGTCGTGAATGACTTCGCGTGGGGATTTCACTTGTCGGTATCCTTCACAGACCTATCGGGAAAATGCACAAAGCCAATAGGCTGTTGCAGCGGCTCGGTTTGATCGTACAGAGCCATTGTCTTTTCAATCGGCCGGTAGTGGTTATAAAATTCCATTTCAATTCCCCTCTAAAAACAAATTCGCGAATGCAACCCCACCCGAGGCACTGAGACCCGTTGCAAACAATGGCGGGAGACCAAATTCACCCCACCCCCGACAGTCCGTGACGCCTAGCTTCGTCCGACTGTCTGTCACCGTCCTAGTGCTAGGATCAGGTGACTGCTTACGTAGCCCAAGCTATGGCAATTGGTCGGATGCAGATATCACGGCTTACTGCACCCATGCTCACGTCGTTCCGTGCCGCTTTACCTTGCTGCTACCGCAATTAAACCCAGCCCATCTGAAAACAGATGACAACCCAAGCGACGCACGCCGTAAATCCGATGACGTTGACCCAGCCTTGATACTTTTTCATTTCAGCGCACGTCGATTGACGGCAGGATGGTCGACGGCTTGAACGTCACACGATAAAAATACGTTCCGACGTTGGCGGCTTCCATCTGTTCGGAAAAGTACGTCACGTTGTCACTGAGGCCGAGATAGTGCTTTTTGAACTGGCCATTTCCTACTTTGCAAGTGACTTCAAGCTTCTTTTCCTTCGGCTCTTGCGAACAAAGGCCCTCAATCGTGAGCATGTATTCGCCAGTGACACCGTTGTAAAATACAATTCGGCGGTTAATCTGGAAATTATCGGCGGCTTGCGACAGGTTGTAGGAGGCAACTTGCGCGTCGTTGGAGCAAGCCCCTAGACCGATTGCCATCCCTACGATGGCTAGCGTTAGTGCGATACGTTTCAAAACAATTCTCCCCCTGAAATAAAATGCGGTCTTTCCCTGCCGTCACACTTCTAGGCGACCCGTGTTCGGTCCAGCTTATGTGTCTATATGTTTTTCTGTGTATGCTTTTTCGGCAGTGTGGTAGTTACTTCATGAGAGCACCTACTTTGTTGCGAGTTCTTTGGTTCAACAGCGTTTTCAAAATCTACGTTTTCAATTTGTCAAAAAGCCTATGATTTTAGAACGGGGCAACCTCCTATGTTTGGCGTTGGCCGGGCCGTCAACCCGCTTAGTCTGTCTTCGACGGTGCCGTTCCGACAGAACCTTACGCTTCGTTTACCCACGGGCTAGGTACTTCAAGCCCTGCCGTGAATCTCGTATCTCCCGGGTGCGCACTTGTACCGATCAAGCCGCCACTTGGCATGGTAGATCGGGTGTTCACTCATCCATTTTGCGATTGGTGCTTGTCCGCCCATCATGCAGCTTTGAAACGTCACGTTTTCGTCCATCGAGGAGTCCGTAACGATTTCTTCGACACATAACGGCCCGGCCAACTGGCAGAGAACGGCTACGACTGTGACGATCATATCGCCACCGTCTGCAAACAATGCACACCATTGGCCCGCCACATAGCCACAACGGAAGCCTGATCCTCAATCGCAAGAAAAACGTCGTGACCCTTGGCCTGCAGCGCCCTCAGCACTCCTAATTTATACTCAACGGCTGGCGTGTTCTCTTGGTCTGGCCGTTTCATATGCAATTCGTCGTAAGGAACTGCGTTGTTGTCGAGCCAATCCATTGTGGCTTCGCGGTAAGTGTCGGGACGGCCAGTGCAGAGAACAATGTTGTTGTAGTCTGCCAACGAATGAACCAGCCGGATCATTGACGGAATCACCGGGTCTTCACCGCACCGCGAATGAAATGCTGCGTTGTCTCGCTTCTCACCCGGTCCCGGCCGAACAAAATGCAGACGGTGTCGGCCGTCCGAAATGGTGCCGTCGATATCTATGATTGCGGTTTTCATTAGTTGGCTTCCGTAAGAGGAAGCCACTGAACGCCGGGAACGTTCATCGCAATGAGTATCTGAACCACACCTTCTGCAAAATCCGATAGGTGTTTGTCCGAAGCGGCGTACGAAGCGGCGCGAGCGGCGTCCGAAGCGGCGTCCGAAGCGGCGTCCGAAGCGGCGTCCGAAGCGGCGTCCGAAGCGGCGTCCGAAGCGGCGTACGAAGCGGCGCGAGCGGCGTCCGAAGCGGCGTACGAAGCGGCGCGAGCGGCGTCCGAAGCGGCGTCCGAAGCGGCGCGAGCGGCGTACGAAGCGGCGTCCGAAGCGGCGTACGAAGCGGCGTCCGAAGCGGCGTACGAAGCGGCGCGAGCGGCGTACGAAGCGGCGTACGAAGCTTCTTTGGTACCTTCCTTCTCGCACCTATTGGCAGCGTCACGCAAAGCCTGAACGTGTTTTGGGTCCTTGTGAATCGAAGCCGCAGCACGCAAAGCCACAGGAACGGATACGCGAGTAGCCAGTTCCGCGACACGCTTTGCAAACTCATTATCGTCCAGATGATCGCGGCTACCAAGCTGGATCAGGGCGAGGCGGCGAAGCCCTTTTGCCCGCACTTGATTAGTTGACCACTGAGAGTCGTTCAATTTGATCTTTAGTTCACGTAGAGAGCGCGAAACGCACTGTGGATCATCACCATGAGGCAAGCCAAGAGCGAAGCAGACTGCGGCTTCAACACACATTTGGCCAGCGACTGGTTTTCCGACTCCTTTTACAAGCCCGGCGTCAACGATTGAAAGGACGTGAGTGGCTACTTTGATATCTATATTCATTTTCAAATGTTCCCCATAGCGGCATTCCAGATGCCTTCTAGAATTACGTCTGCAGCCAAATCGTCATCGCGAAATCTCGTGTTGTTTCGCACAACATAATTACGTAGCGCAGCCCGCATCTTTGCCTGTGTATCTGCAGGCAGATTGCAGTGAAACTTTTCGACTGTGATTTTTGGGCTGTTCAATGCACCGCTCCCATTCTCAAGGGTTCGCGATCTTCCGCCACTACTTGCGGCAGGTATTCAACAATTTCAGCGGCTGTGAACTCACCGCAAGAAGAAAGCACGTGAAGCACATTTGCGTGCCCCCGTGCTACTTCGATCATTCTGGGTAGAGGGTTGTTCGTCATCAGCTTGTTCCCTTATGCGGGACAAGCTGTAGCTCAAATCGCTACACTTTGCAATGTGTTTCCATAGGGGTCTTTTTTGCAGGGTAGAGAATCTAGGTACCCCCTCCTCATTGCAGCATACCTGAGAATACTCCCCGGGTCGGTTCGGTTGGCCCAAGCATAGAGAGAAGCGAGGGCCATCCGATTCTTTTTTGAAAGCTTGCCGGTGATGTAGCGATCGTATCGCAACACGTCGCTGTCAGGAGATGGTTTCCAAACACACCAAAAAGTAGAAAGTTCGTTGCAGGCCTTTACGTATTTGTCGTAATCGAAAATAGAAAGCTCTATGCAAGAAGAAAACACTTGCCGCCCCCGTTGTTTTACGGTCTTCGGCCGCACGCCCAACCGTATGGTTTATTAATGACAGCGTAATCATTTTTATACAACCACAAATTTGCCACTAAGGAATATTTCGAGTCACTCGCCGTATGATAGCAACAACCTTTACGGTTTCATTTTCGGAACCGTGAGGCCGCTTCCCTTTCTTGTGCACGATACAAGGCTTATATTTTGCATCGTGAGGGCTAGCTACAACGTACTCGGTTCTGTCGCTGTGTTTCATTACGATACGGGCCGACCGTTCAATAAGCCCGGCCCGGTTGCGCTCAATGACAACCTGTCGACCGTCTTCTATCTCGTCGTCTCGCGACGGAATACAAATCAGAACATCGCCATCAAGAATGCCGACACTCAACATAGAGTCGCCTTTGAAGGCGTACGCCAAAAGTTTGGAATGCGGAAAGACGTGGTCCTTCGGAGCAAGTATCGTTCCGATGTTTGTCGCTGGTTCGCTAACGCCCGGCTCAATCCAGATGCCAGCGCCGATTTCACACTGAACAGAAATAGAGACAACGTCCGTTATGTGCGTCGGGATATGCGTCGGGATGTTTGGAATAGGCTCTTCGATGTATGCAGCAATCGGGGCCAACTCTTCACTATAAACGGTACGCGCTCCCCAAGTCATTTTATAAACAGTCTGGCGCGGCATTGGCTTTTTCAGTTTCAGCGCCTTTGTAATCGCTTGCGCCAATCCAACAGCGGTCTTGCCCGGCTTGCGAAGTCCTTTTTTGATCCAGTCTGCGTACACGTGACACCTCCTCGCTACAAAAATTCCAAATCCGTACTACTACGGTCAATGACGGGTTTATGCGCCCTTAGTTTAGGTCCGTCAAATTTCTTTATGGAAACACCTATCATATTGTACCGAATCTAGCTACAACCCCTTTCACGATGTTGCTACTTTAGCGACATGAGGCAGGGGCTGGAAATGACGAATGCGGTTATTGCTCAAGGGCTTGCGCGGCAATCCGAACGGCCAGACATTCACCGCAAAGTTGAAAAGCTGGTTAATATTCAGGCGGGCTACCCTCAGTATGTAGTCGATATGGTGCGGGACTTGAAGGAAAATGTACCCGCGCTCTCCATCCGGCAACTCTCTGTTCTTGTCGGGATAAGCACCAAGGCCGTCTTCAACGCTTTGGATAGTGCCACCGAACAAAAAGAATGGTCCCCCGACGACAACCCAGCGTCGTGTGCCGCAAGCCTTGCCGCACTGAAAGAACACCACCCGCGTGGCTTCGAAGTGATGCCGATCGATAAGGACGATCCAGACGAACGGTTAGCGCTGTTTACGGCCCCGGACTTCCGCGACACGTACCGGCGTGCAGACCAATCCCACACATTCAAACGTCCCATCACACTGGCGTCGCGCCCGTTTAGCGTAGCGGCATAACCGTAGGAACAAGCATGCCCTTGTCTATCCTTACTCCTGAAACCGATTTCGCATTCGGCTTAGACGAAAAAGTTCTGGTCGGCACTCAAGAAGGCGTCGTGACCGGACAGGCTACGTTCTCATACCGCGCCGACGAATACCTGATTTCGCTAATCGACGACGACGGCCTGCCGTTTGAACGTTGGTTTCCCAGCAACACGATTGAAAAACAAAGGATGCATTGAGCCATGACGAATACATTTAAGAAGGGTGACGAAATCACCATCGATCATAGGCCGGGCAAGTTCATGGTGAGATATATTGACGGGCCGTATGTTTATTATCGCGGGCTAAATGCAAGCTCAAACGCAAATACTTTGTACGAAAACTGCACCCTAGTAACGGCGCAGCCGAAGTTCAAGCCGGGTGATGTGGTTCGGAATAGTAGCAGCACGCACACCATTAAGTGTGTGAAGACGGAATGGAGATTTAGCGGCGGCGTAAAATACGACGGTGCGACAGCTTACGACTACACCCGTGACGATGGCTGGGACTTTGAATCGAGTCTAACTCTCGTCCGCAGTAATAACCACCACTTCGGATTCGCGGCTGCTACCGCAGCCCCGAAGGTAACGCCGAAGTTCAAGGTTGGGGATCGGGTTAAGTACGGCAAATTTGATACCGTCTATACCATCAAAGACATTCGCGAGGACGGCCACCTTTACTTCACTGAGTATCCAAGGGCTGGATATTGCTATCCCTGGCCGTACGAATTTTTTGAATCTTCCTCCCCCACCATCGTAGTCCGCCGTGACCCCGGCAAGGGCTACCGGCCGAACGACAACCCCCGGGTTCACAACAGCGTAGCGGAGGCCACCAAGGAAGCCGAACGGCTGGCTAAGGCAAATCCCGGCGTTGAGTTCGCAACCTTCTCACTGGCTAGCACAAGCACGGCTACGGCCCCTACCGTTACGACGGTGGCGGCGTAAATGGAAAGCTCAAGCCTTACGCCGCTTTTCGAAGAGTCCGCGTTGCGGGCGGCTCTTGCAATGTCCGAAAGACCACAACAAAAAATAACCATCCGACCGGCTGTTCGCGCTCGTGATGAACCTAACCACATCCGATCATACGTCCCGCCGTTTCTTGCTCCCGCAAGTAACGGCAATCGCGAAGTCGCGCGACGTGCACGCCAGATTGCGGCGGGGAAGTTGAGGGTGACTCATGTGGATTGAGACCGATCCGCTCAAGGTGGGGTGCCTCGATTGGGTAGAGCCTGCAGTACGCGAGCCTGTCTTTGATATCATGATTGATATCGAATCTCTTGGCGTAACGCCCGGCAGTGTCATTCTTAATATCGGCGCTGTCGAGTTCGATCCGGTTAGTGGCCAGTTCGGAAACGATTTTTATGTTGCGCTAGATATCGAAGAATCTCAACGGCATTGCGGCTGCACCATCGCAGCCAGCACAATCAAATGGTGGATGGTGCAAAGCGAGGCTGCGCGAGTTGCATCGTTCGGCAACGATGACTCCACCAGTCCCGCTGCAGCATTGTATATGCTCCATAGTTTTGTAAAAAAACGTAAGGTTTGGTCTCACGGCCCGGCTATGGACGTTGTCCTTTTGGAATGGATGTACCGCAAGATCGGTATAGAAATTCCTTGGAAGTATGGCGACGTTCGTTGCACACGCACCATCTACGACATAGCAGGCGTCACGATCAACCGCAGCAATGGCACTCACCACAACGCTTTGGACGACGCCAAAGCGCAGGCTCTGGCCGTGATTGCTGGCTACAAGAAATTGGCGTTGGCGGCATGACGCCACTCCCCACCTACAAGACCGCCGAGAGTTTCGATTTTTATCATTCATTCAAAAAGGAATCATTGCCAGTGTTCTACGCAAAGCTTGCCGGTATTTTCTCTCTCTTCGCCCTCGTGTTCGCCAACCTAGCGGCGTGGGTGACTCACGTCGTTGTTTGCATCAAGACCACGTCGTGGATTCTGATGGTCTTCGGAATCGTTATTCCGCCGATCGGCATTATTCACGGCTGGGGTGTTTGGTTCGGTTGGTTCGTGTGACGGGCATTCTAGCCAGCCTTGGCATCAGCTACTTCATCATCTGGCTAGTTGGTCTCGCATTAGCAGTGCTTGCCGCTTGCTTCATTTCATACGCTCTCTTTAACGGTTGGAGATTCCTTAATTGGCTAAATCAATTGCATCGCTGAACTCTACCAAGTCCGACAAGCCGCCAATCTCCCTAATTTATGGTGTCGGAGGCGTCGGCAAAACCTCACTCGCTGCAGAGTGGCCCGACCCGATCTATTTGCACACACCGGGCGAAGAACCGCCTAGCAATGTTGAACTGCAGTCGCCCGGCGTTGTCGAGAGCTACGCCGAAATGATTGACCTTATGACCGAGTTGGTTGTTGGCGATCACGATCGCAAGACGGCAATCTTTGACAGCATCGACGGGTTCGAACCGTTGGTATGGGCCGCGACGTGCGAGCGACTTGGAGTCAACTCGATTGAAGACCCCGGCTACGGCAAGGGCTACATCGAAACCGATCAAGAGTGGAAGTATTTTACGGACGGCGCGATTGCGTTGAAACAGCGCGGTATCGCGGTTGTCTTCCTCGCTCACCCGGAAGTGTTTCGTTTCGACTCGCCTATCACCGACCCGTATTCCCGTTACAAACCTAAACTTCACAAGCGGGCCGATGCTTTGATCCGCGAGAAGTCCGACATTGTCGCGTTCATGAACTATCGAACCACTATCAAAGAAAAGGAAGTTGCCCGGCAGAAAACTGTAGCTCACGGCGAAGGCGGCGGCGATCGGCAGATTCACCTTGAGGAGCGGCCGGGCTTTCTCGCTAAGAACCGTTACCAGATGCCCGTAAGCATCCCGTTCAAGCCGGGCAAAGGCTACGCGGAATTGTCCAAGTATTTCCCAGCGCCATACGGCGTTGGTGTCCCGGCAACGGCAACCAAGACGAAGAAGGCAGTGTGATGGGAAAGTTTAAGGTTGGGGATCGTGTCTTATCTGATGACGGACACAAAGCAATTGTCATCGGCGTGACCGATACTATCGCGGTGCAATGGATTGAGTATGAAGGCGTTACAGGCACTTGGCCAGCATATCAATTCGACTTCGTGCCCCGCAAATTCAAACCCGGTAACTTCGTCCGCAGCGTAGCCGATGACAACACCTTCGGCACGGTCGGAATGGTTTTCGATGATGACGGCGACCCGGAAGACCAAGACCCGTATTGGGTTGCACTGTACGACGTTGAACAAAGCGAAGAACCTTTCTCTGCGTACGAACTGATTCCGTGGGTGCCTAAGATCGGCGAGCGTGTGATTGAGGCCAACAACGAGCCGGAAGAAGACGACGAAGGCACCGTTGTTGAATGCGACGGGATAAACGTTCGCATTCTCTGGGACGCGTTCCCTCACGTGCAGGGGGGTTGGGAAGTAGCTGACCTTGAGCCTGTAGACGAGGAACAAGGCTTCGCTGTTGGTGACGAAGTTATTTACACCAATCAAATTTTTGCACATCCGCTTCATGCGGTTGTTCTTGAGGTTCGAGACAGAGGCTTGAAAGTAACAGGCCAGATTGACGGAACTTACTCAAAAGATTTTTTCTCTAAAGCAGCATAGGAACTAGCACTACATGGCGAATCTTAATGGTCAATACGATCCCGACGCAGGCGTACCCGGTTCATTCGAAATCTTCGCGGCGGGTCCGCAGCCGATGGAGTTTACCGAAACCGATATCATTCCGACGAAGGCAGGAACGGGCAAGCTTCTGAAATACAAGCTGCGCATTACGCAGGGTGATTTGGAAGACCGGCTTGTGTTCGGGCAGATGAATTTGCAGAATCCGAATCCTGTCGCAACCAAGATCGGTCAGGAAGAATTTCGCGCCGCTCGTGAAGTAACTGGCGTGTTGGAGCCGGAAGACACCCAAGACCTTCACTTCAAGGAGTTCGTTGGCTACGTCAAGGTGACACCGGCCAAGACTACCAACGGCACTACTTACGACGCCAAGAACGAAATCGACTGGGGCAAGACCTACAAAATCTTCACCGATGGTGTCGGTTCTGTAGCTCCGAAGGCTGCGAATGATAATGAAGTGACTCCTGCCACCGTTGCGGCTGCTCGTCCCGTTGCTGCTACCGCTGCGAAAGCAGCGCCGAAGGGTGCACCGGCTAAGGCGGCTTGGCCGCGAAAGGCGGCGTGATGGAGATTCAGAAACTGAAAGACGGCGGCTACCTTGTTTCGGATAGCGTCCGTGGCAGTTGTGGATTTGATTACGTGCCGTTTTGCTTTGCCTCAACGACGATTGACGAAGCGTTGAAGTACATCAAGGGGCAGTTAGAGCCGAAGGCTACGAGGTAGCCAGCGGCAGACGCAAAGACGTTGTGGGTGAGGCTGTAGTACGGCCAGAACGTAAACCCTCTGCAATTTTTTTTAGGACGATGAATGACCCGTATTGAAGAAATAAAAGCTTTCCGCAACGCCAACCAATGCGGGATAGCAGAAGCCATGAGGCACATTGACTACCGCGACAAACTTAGACGATTAGTCGCCCTGCAGCACCGCACCATCGCAGCTACCAGCATTGAGTCGCTCGCCTGCATTCTTCGCGAAGTTATCGAAGAGATGATGTTGGAGGTTAGTTTTTCCTAATGGCTAAAATCACCGTCGACCTTGTAGAGCCGCCGCAGCTTACCGTTGATGCTATTTACAAATTCTATGAGGACAACGCGGAGTCGTGGGACTCTCTTGGTATCAACGTTGGCGATCTAGGCAAGGAATGCAGCCGCGAACTCTATTACAATCTGCATTGGGCTACGCACCCCGAAAAGGTCAAGGGTCGCAACAAGCGACTTATGGAAACTGGAAATTTGGAGGAGCCGCGTTTTGAAAATGACCTTCGAAACATTGGGGTCGAAGTCTACGGAGCACAAGACCGGATCAGGTTGGTTGCTGGCCATGTCCGGGGGAAGCGCGACGGCGCGGCTATGGGGCTGTTGGAAGCGCCGAAGACCGAGCACCTGCTAGAGTTCAAAACCAGCAACACCAAAAATTTCAAGAAACTGCTGAAGGAAGGGTTGCAGAAGGCCAAGCCAGAGCATTACGGCCAGTGCCAGTTAGGTTGTCATTTCTTCGGACTCACGAGATGCATGTATCTCGTAAAGAACAAAGACGACGAACTGATTCACTCGATTAGAATTGAGTACGACGCTGTCTACTGTCTGCAGCTTTTGGCGAAGGCAGAGAGCATCGTTCGCGCCACATCACCACCGGCCCGAATTTCAGAAGACCCGGCTTTCTTCGGATGCATGTTCTGTAAGCATAAAGCCGTCTGCCACGAGGATGCACTACCGCGCGTGACGTGCCGCTCGTGTCTCTGGGTTACTCCGCAGATGACTGGAGACGCGACGTGGGAGTGCGGCAAGTTCAACAAGCCGCTTAGCTTCGATGAACAGAAAGAGGCTTGCAATTCGCACCTATACGATCCTGATCTAGTTTCTGCTGAACAGATCGATAGCGACGAAGTCGCGGAGACGGTCACGTATAGACTCAAGACCGGTGAAATCTGGGTTGACGGAAGCGGCGTAGCTCCGGGGAAGGTGGCGGCGTGAAACTCGAATGGAAAGACATTGATAAGTGTAGGCCGCCAGAGAACGTACTATTGATGGTCACCGGAGACAGTGGCTACGTCCGTTATAAGAAGTTCTTGGCGCTGGCTTACTATGATGAAGAATACCGGCCATCAATGAACAGTCGGATTCGCTGGCAGAGCGTGTGCAACGACTCCTTGTCGGATAGCGGCTGGCATCCAACGCATTGGGCCTATCCGTTGGAGTTACCGGCATGAACCCCCTAACCGGACGACGCCGCTACCGACAAGAGAACGGCAATCTAATTCTGCAGGTTGAGTTTTGCCACTGGGATGTAATTTGCTGGCGCTGTGATTGGCGGGACGCCGATTGTTATGACGTGATGGGGATTGAGTTGGCATAATGCGACACGAACCCCGCTACTACCAAGAGGAAGCTTATCAAGCGGCCCGCGACTACTGGAATGATGGTGGCGATCACGGGTTGATCGTCAAAGCTACCGGAACGGGCAAGAGTCTTCTACAAGCTATGCTTGCGCAGCGATTGATTGCTGAGTTTCCCGGATTCCGAATCGCTTGTGTGACGAATTCTCAGGAATTAATAGAACAAAATTACGGCGAGTTACTTGGTGAGTGGAGTTTCGCTCCCGCTGGGATTTTTAGCGCGAGTCTTGGTCGACGCGAATCGCAGGCACAGATTCTATTTTGTGGAATCGATACCGTACATAACAAGACGCGGCAGATTGGGCACGTCGACCTGTTGATTGTTGACGAGGCGCACAGGATTTCGAAAGAAGCTACGACTCGTTACGCTCGCTTCATTCAGGCGTTGTTGGTAATCAATCCAGAAATGCGCATTCTTGGTTTGACTGCAACCGACTACCGAACAGACAGTGGCAGGTTAACGGAGGGCGACGAACGGCTGTTCAACGATGTCATCTATGAGTACGGCATTTCAGATGGCATTGCAGACGGATATCTGACTCCTCTCGTTTCTAAAGCGACAGTCACCGGCTTCGACATGACCGGCGTAAAGAAAAGCATGGGTGATTTTGCTAAAGGTGCCATGCAAAGCGCTGTAGACAAGACTGAGACAACGCGATCTGCTGTGGCGGAAATCGTAGCGGCTGGCACTAATCGTAGATCGTGGCTTGCGTTCTGTGCTGGTGTTGAACACGCCGGGCACGTACGCGATGAAATTCGATCGCATGGTATAACGTGTGAAATGATAACTGGCGACAAGAAGGTGACGCCTAGCCACCTACGCCGGAAATATATCGAGGATTTCAAGTCTGGCAAAATCCGCTGCCTCACAAATAACAGTGTGCTCACCACTGGCTTTAACGCGCCCGGTATCGACCTAATAGCCGGGTTGCGCCCTACCCTTTCGCCCGGCCTTCTAGTCCAAATGGCAGGCCGTGGGACGCGTAACGTTTACGCAAAGGGAATGCCGTTAGACACCGTAGAACAGCGCTTGGCGGCTATTGCTGCCGGTCCTAAGCCTAACTGCATTGCAGAGGGCCAACGCGTACTAACAGACGTTGGATTGGTTACGATTGAGAACATAACTAAATCAATGAAGGTGTGGGATGGCAACAACTTTGTCTCCCATGATGGCATAATTTTTAAAGGAATGCAGACTGTTGTTAGCTACGCAGGACTCACCGCTACAGCCGATCATAACGTGTGGACCAAAGAAGGTTGGAAGACCTTTGGGCGGTGTGCCAGCGAACAAACTGCCATCGCAATTACCGGAATTGGCCGGAAAAATATTCAACAATCTGATGGTAGTTACCGGTGCAGTAGAGCGGAACAATCGCGCACGAATATTGGTAGAGTGCACGAGATGCCACGAGCAATCGTATCGCGACTATTCGAGTCTGATAAAATCACAGGCTGGCTGCAGAGCTTGCGGAAATCCAAGAGCAGCGCCGCTGTGGTTGGTCCGTCGCGCCAGTTCCGCGAAGTACCGTTGCGAGAATCCGAACGATCAGGCGTACGAGAGATACGGCAAGAGAGGTATTCAGTTCAAGTTCGAAAGTCCCACCGCGATGGCGGTATGGGTACAAGAGAACTTGGGGCTTCATCAAGAATTGGAATTGGATCGAATAGAAAACGATCTTCATTACGAGGCTGGAAATCTAAGATATTCGACTCGCTCTCAAAATCAATCTCATACGCGCTCACAACGGTTGAACGCGCAATTACATCTATTTCGCCTCAACTATCCGAACGTTCTATACGCGGACGACACAATGAGACACTTCTTTGCGAAAAAAATGACCGCGAAGGAAATAGAGGACAGATATTACAATCTGAAATCTTACAAACCAAAAGGCCTGTGTGGGACATCTGTAACGCCGGACCCTTACATCGTTTCACTTGCGAAGGGCTGTTAGTTTCCAATTGTCTTTATTTAGACTTTGCTGGCAACATCATGCGTCACGGGCCGATTGATGCAATCACGCCGCGCAAGCCGGGTGAAGGTACAGGCGAAGCTCCCGTTAAGGAGTGCGAACAATGCCGTTCGCTAGTGCATATCAGTCTTCGGATATGCCCAGACTGCGGCTTCGTTTTCCCCGTCAACGAGAAGCCTAAGCATTCGGCCACGTCTGCAGCCGTTCCGATTCTAAGCACAGAAGCCCCTAAGTGGCTCAACGTCCAAAGCCGCAAGTTCTACTACCACGAAAACGCAGAGGGCAGCGAAAGCGTCAGAGTAGATTTCCTAGCCAATTTCAACAGCTACAAACTTTGGCTAAGCGTGAGGAAAGCCAAGAACCGCTGTGACAAATTCTGGCGCGATCACGTCGGAAGAGAGCCGTACCCGGCCGATGTTGAAGAGTGGTTGTCGCGCTGTGAGAACGAACTAAGAGCAACGGCGCAAATCCAAGTACGGCCGAAAGGCAAGTTCTGGGAAATCGTCGGGATAAAACCGGCTGAGCAGCATGTTGTCGTGCCTGCTGCTACGCAGCGGGCAGTGCCGCCAAGGCAAGTGAAGCACCTAATAGAAGACGACATACCTTTTTGAACGGAGAAATTATGAAACAATACGTAGCCGGATTTATGAAAGACTCTCAAGGCCAAATCGCGCTTGTTCGCAAGAACAAGCCGAAGTGGCAGGCTGGCCGATTGAATGGCATTGGCGGCGGGGTTGAGGAAGGCGAGTTGCCACTTAAGGCCATGTATCGAGAATGGCACGAGGAAACCGGTACAGGTTATTTTTTCTGGAATTTTTTCGCAGAACTCCGCTTTGACGACTGCGCGGTACATTTCTTCAAAGCGAACGTTGCCGCTTTGCCAGCGCTTCCGTCGCACAATGATATCGGAGAAGCAATCGAGATTCACAACTACGATACTGCGGTACGGTTCACCGACATGATTCCAAATCTGAAGTGGTTGCTACCTCTGGCCTTCGAAGACCCGCAAGCCGGTTGGGTACGCTCGACTCCGTGGCCGCACCTTCGAGCCGCGAATGATAACGCTGCTCCTGCTACGCAGGTGGCGGCGTGACCATCCTAGAACTACGCCAACCGCTTTGGATGACGACACCGTACGGCGAAGGGCTGGCCATTATGCTTACCGACTATGGCGCGGAGTCCGATCATTTGTGGACTTGCATTCAACAAGAAGTACCACACGTTGGCGAGTTGTGGACGTGGCACAACAGCGAAGTGCGCGTGTTGGCTAATCGATCAATGTTGAGGGGAAATCCTAATGCAGAAGTTTAGAAAGAAGCCCGTCGAAGTAATTGCTAACCAGTGGTTCGAAAATGAAAATAATTGGACTCCGGGAGTCCTGTACGAGCCAAAGACACAGACTTATTACGTCGTCACGATTCACAATCAACGTTGCTACATTGTAGACGGCGACTGGATTTTGCCAGAGCCTAAGCCCGGCTTCTACTATCCGGTGAAGCCGGATATCTTCGAAGCGACGTACGACCCCATTACTGTTGCGGAGCAACAGTAATGACACACTTTCGTATTTTCATCGGCGCGTTGGCGTGGGTATGGATATCTTGGGTATCTCTGACAAGCGCACTTCCCCACGACGCCGAGCACCCGGAAAACGACGCGTGGTTCGCTGGCCTGATGCAGCCTGACAATCCTACCGCGTCTTGTTGCGGCGAGGCTGACGCATATTGGTGCGACGAATTGCACGTTAGAGACGGCAAGACTTTTTGCGGCATTACCGATGACCGCGTGATTCCAAAACGGACTCCTGTACCTGTTGGAACGCAGATATTGATTCCGCCGGAGAAGCTGAAATTCGATCGAGGTAACCCGACTGGCCACACGATTGTATTCTTGAGTACGGGTGGGTTTGTGTATTGTTTCGTGCAAAATGGGGGAGTGTAGTGGCATACGCAGGTATAAACATCGATACCAAAGAAATGCGAGAGAAGCGGATTAAAGAATTGCGTGCGGAGCTACGGCAATACGACTACGTCGCAATGCCGCGCGATCACGTCAGGGTATTTGGGGCGCAGCATGAGGTAAGTGCAGCGGCAGCGCATATGTACGGAAAGGACGACAGGTATATGGAATCTGTTCGCCGCGACCTTGGAGCTAATCTAGGTATCGCAATCTTACAAAGTGGCGCAATTCGTCTTCGCGACTTCACGTCAGGTATCGACAACCGGACGTTCCAACTCACTACGCAAATTATTTTGGATGACCCGAATTTTGACGCTCCACCACAGTGGCAGGGAATAAATAGATGACCTACGCAGGCGTTTGTTATGACGGGCCGAGGGAAGGCAAGTCGGTGGAAATGAAGTACAGCCGTTTCCCTATCGCTATATTGCAGGGAAGCGTGATGCAATTCGACCCAAGCAAAGAAAGCTTCCCTCCTTACTGCGAACAAAAATTTTACCGTTGGTCTCACCCGCTCCGCAAATGGGTTTTTGAGTCATGAAGTCTTCTAGGGAGTTGAGGGAACGTGTATTGATATTGCGAGTTGCCCGCAAAATGATAGTTGCTGGTACAGATGAAGAGTTCAACAAAGCCGTTAATGAAATGCGAGCCTTGATTGATCTTCGCACTGTTGCGGAGCAACAGTGATGCACGCTGCAAACGACAATGTACCCAACTGGCCACGCGGTCTTAGCCGATCGCTGGCCGCTCGTTACATCGGATTCTCCCTACCGGCTTGGGATAAAATGGTGCTGGCCGGTGAGATGCCCAAGCCAAAGCGGGCCTATGGCCGCACCATCTGGGATAAAATCGCTGTAGACCGGGCTTTTGAGCTATTGGACGGCGGTTCGGCTACAGATACGGCCGGGGAAACTATTTACGAATTTGCGGCTTGATGGCGCTTGACAGGTAGGACTAACGGGCCTATCAAGGGTCATCAAGCAACCGGAGTTGAGCAGATGGCCACCAAGCTTAATACCACCAACCAACTGGTTCGCGAGTTCGCTAGGGTTCTTTCGGCTCCGCAAACAATGGAGCAAACCGCCCTCAATCACGCAGCCGACGAACTTCATTACCAACGAAGCCAGAAGGCCCGCAATGATCTGGCCACCGATATTGCACGACGTGATCGCCTTACGATTAAACAGGGTCATTCGCTAAAGTGCGGGATCTTGAAGTGCCATCCAGAGTGCACGGTATCCAAATGAATCCGAAATGGATCAAAGACAGTGATGGTGATTACACCCTCACTTCACACACCGGCCAGAGTGCTTGGATTGCCAAGTCATCCGGTAGTAGGAATCAAAAACCTTGGAACGGTCGCGCTACCAACACGGCTGGCGAACGGGTTAGAATTTCAACGTGGACTCTTAAGGCTGCAAAGCGGGATGCCGAGAAGGCGTTAGGACTATGAAAACCCCAAAGCACATCACCACCGACGTAGGGCCGGACAAAAAGGAGCGATTCTATTATCGCCGCCCGGGTCAGAAGAAGGTCAGGATTCATGGTGTGCCTTTTTCTCCGTCATTCATGGCTGAGTACGAAGCGGCAATGACCGGCGTTGCTATTCGCCAGCCGCTTGTAAAAAAGGTTGGCACGTTCGAATGGCTGTGCGAAAAGTATTTCACGTCCAACGATTTTAGAGAGCTTGACGACGAAGGCTCAAAGCCAATTCGCCGCAATGGGCTTTTGAAGATTTGTCGTGAACCGGTGAAAGAAAATAGCACCATTACATTTGGCGAAGTTCCGATTCCATCGTTCAACAAAAAGGCTGTTATTGCCATTCGCGACCGTGCGGCTAATCGGGGCACGGTCGGAACTGCCAACGACTGGTTAAAGTCAGTTCGCGCCGTATTCAAATGGGCTGCTGATGCCGATGAAATTGATTCGGACCCAGCTAGAGATGTACATTACATCAATTCGAATTCACGCGGCTTTCATTCGTGGTCAATTGAGGAAGTGGAGACGTTCGAAGCCAAACACCCTATTGGCAGCAAGGAACGGCTGGCAATGGGATTGCTTCTGTTTTTGGGGCAACGTGCATCTGATGCGATCCGTGTTGGACCTAACACAGTTAAGAACGGGTGGATTGTTTTCACCCAGCACAAGAACCGCAACCGCAAGCCGGTTGATATGGAAATACCGATTCGGCCGGAACTGCAGGCGTTGATTGATGCGACTCCGATCGGGAAGGAAACTTTCCTCGTGAACAGCCTTGGCAGGCCGTACAGCCGCCGTGGGTTTACCGATTGGTTCGGCAAGGCATGCGAAGCGGCAGGCGTTCCCGGCCGCTCACACGGGCTTCGCAAGGCGGCAGCGGCACGCTTGGCAGAGCTAGGCGCGACTGAGAAAGAGATAATGAGCATCACGGGCCATACTACATCCAAGGAAATCAAGCGGTACACGGAAGCCGCCGACAAACGGAAGCTTGCGGTGAATGCTACGGCGCTTAGCGCTAGGAAGGTGGGGTGATGAAACGGTTTTGGTGGTTCTGGTATTGGTCATTCACCGGTAAGGCTCATCCTGAACACGTGAAGGCTTGCAAGGTCTGCGGCGGGGAGTGTGGCCAGTGCGGCGGATACGCCGAACCGTCGTACATATGGAACGGCACGAGATACGTTCGAAACCCGGATTTTAAGGTAAGGTAAATGTTCAACGAAGATCAGCGTAGCTATATGAAATACCTCGCCACCGTTCCGGCTTCGAAGAAATGCTATTGCGCTTGGTACATGGCCGATGAATGCCCGAATTGCAAAGGGCGCGGAACGCTTGAAGATCGTTTGAAGGTTCAGTGTCCCGCCTGCCACAACTACCCGCACCTTGGCGGCAAGCCGACGATTACGCACAATATCAAATGCTCTACGCCGGATTGGCAACCAACCCCGCTAGCGCGGTATTATGGCGCAAACGCCACAAGCCTTGTATTAGGATCGCCAGCGCAACAAAGTGGCGCGAATGGCATTCGATCTCCCCGATTTCTGGACGACTGTGGGCATTGGCCTCGCATTGCTGTCTCTCGTACCGGGGATGACTAGCGTGCCGAGTGCGAGCCATATAGAATTTAAAGTCTCGCGGTTTTGCGTTTTGGCGGCCGCGACCTTATTTTTATTCAAATTAGCGCTTTGGGGGTCTGAAAGCTTGACCATAACGCGCCTCGCCTTAGTGGCGGTATTTGGGGCCTTGATTGCGGTTTCCGCAGCTTATGCGCTTCATTGGATCAATAGGAAGGAAGAGGCGACCATCCCTGCGCTAACTCCTGTTGCGCAAGATTCGAAAGAAATCGCCCCCAAGATTACAGATGACAAAAAACAGACTGCCATTGCCGCCCCGATACCGGTTGAGACGCATGAACAACAAGCCCCAGCGCGGAGAGGGCCTACTTTAGAAGCTACGAATGGCTCAAGGATTGATGCAACCGGAGCAATAATTCCGGGAGACTTGCCCTTTCAATTTGGCAAGGCGGACGGCGGTTCGGTTATCGATATGCCCGGAACGGTTGTCACGCGTCGGGAGGACGGGTCTATTACTATTGAGCCCGGCAAAATACCAGTCAACCGAACCTTTCCACCCCCGACAGGTGAATTTTCAAATCTTTCTAACGATGAAATGAGAGAGCGGGCTCTGGCCACGGCCATCAGCGTTGCCCGGGGTGGCAACGTGGGGAGGAGGATAGCTCCGCAGGATGTACAAATCAAGATACCGAAGGGGAAGTGATGCCAAAACGAATTCCAATTACCACGGCCAAGGCCGTTGCCGAAAAGCACGACCTTTCGCAGGTTCTGCTTATTGGATGGGATGGTGAGCGCGTTCACGTCGTCACATACGGCAAGACCAAAGCAGACTGCGAATCGGCGGCAAAGGTCTCATCCGTAATTTTGTTCAGGAATTAGACCGCTTCGCCAACGGCACAAAACCGGCCTAAACCGCTAACAAACCTGTCCCGAGGGAAAATGATGAAGCTACCCGTAGAATTCTATCCCTCGCACGTTCAGCTAGAAATTGATTCTAGCCGAACCGTTGGAATTTATGAAGTCGGATCGAAGGAAGTTATGGGTTGGGTAATCGGCCCGGCTGATGAAATAGACCTATCTGCCTCATACACATTCGAAGCCGAAGTTGATGGGGACTGGTACCGGTGGGTAGGTCAACGGGCTATCCTCGAAAGCCCTGACCGCTTCGTTTTCAGGCTTCGAAACGGCCAGCCCTTCAAGGCAAACAAAACCGGCCTAAAACCGGAATAAACCTGTCCAACTTTCCCGTAGCCTTGGACAAAAACGCCGAATTTTCCAATGATTTCACACCGCCATACCCCACTTCCTATACCGGCATGGTGTAGGATTCCGAAAAATAGTGTCATGTTTTCAAGTAGTTAGACGATTTTTCTGTCCAAGAGATTTCTAGGCCGTTCTATGAAAGTAAAAGACTATTGGTTTTATTGTCCAAAATTTTTTCACAAGAATGTCCAAGCTTTTTAGATCGCCTACACAGGGAATCCCTTTACCCCGCAGCGCAACGTGGCTAATCTTCCTCCCGCGTCTCTTGGCTTCAAATCCACGAACGCCTTTAGGCGGCAAAGATCAGACCGGCCATTTCTGCCGGGCGGCCCCACGAATAACCGTTAGTAGCAGCGCGGGGCCGCACCCTGCGTGGCGGGAATAATGGGGGTCAGCAATCTTTGCTGCTGAATTTGAACCGCCCGGCACCAACCGGGCTCGTACAGAGGCCCGCCAGCCGGACCTAGCCAAGTAGCGGCTAGGCCGGAATAATGCACCCTGAGCCACGGCTGGCCGGTTTGAGATAGGGCCTAAAGCTACAGCCGTATTGGATAAACCTGCCCGGTTTTGAACCGGGTGGCCGATGTCACTTGCCGATGACCCCGATCGCTGACAATCCCAGATGTAACCGAGCGGCTACACTGCCCGTGGATCATATGGAAGTAGCCCCACTATCGTAGGGGCGCACGGTCAGATCAGAAAAATCGAACTTGCGTTGTAAACCTATCCCACAGAAACGGTGACCGCTATTGGGCGTCCACAAGACGGTATTCATTCGATGGGGTAAAACTTTCTTCTGACTGCCAACGTTTTTCATGAACCGGCCCACCTTTTGCTGGGGCATCTCGCTTGTATCCAAGCCGGGACAGCTTAGTCAACCTGTAGCCGCTCCGTATCCCCAAAATAAGCGTTGTAGCTACTTGCGCTACAGCGCGCGATAGTGTAGCTAAATTGGGGACAGAGGGGAATCTCATGAAACAAACACCCGAACAACTGCGCCAGCACCTATTGCACAAATACGCCCACATCGGATGTCCGGCCACTGGGTACGAGGACAATTGCGATCGGCCGGGAGCTTGTGCGGAGAATGGCCGGTGTCTCGATTTGCCGCTGCAGCCTTGGTTTGCCCCGGCGAAAGAAAATTGAAAATAGTTTGTTTTGTCTGTTGACTCATAGGCCCAGTGGTCCTATCAAGGGTCATCAGAACAAAGGAACAAGCAAATGACCGTCCTCGCTGGCCACGACTACCACACCAAATCAGACGCCGCGCTGCTCTACATCATTCGCGACGCAAGCGAAGCTGCGGTGGCAATGCGCGGAGTTAGCTATCAGGCCGAATGCAAGTATCTGGATCAGGCCAACGATGCCTGCTCAATCATGAACGCACGTAGAAGGGCGGTGGCAGCGTGAGTGCCATCGCGGACTACAAGCCCCGCCCGACCCGATTCACTGAGTTGGGTTACACCAACTACTGCGGTATCTGGCGCATTGTGGCTATGGACACTGTCAACGTCGTTGGCCCGATCTACCAGAGCAAAGCCGAGTTGCTGGCGGACTTGCCGCGATACGCTCGCGACTACGGCTGTGAGGGTTCGTAACATGCCTTGGGTCGCGCCAATCATCGGCTACAGCGACAACGTCGGGGTGCTGCGGTGCAGCCCCTGCGCCTCCGAAGATAAGAGGCAACAGCCGGTGTACGGCGATTCTTGGTTTGGCTCTGATGATGTTTGCGAAGCGTGCCAACGTCGATTCGAACACGTGCCGAGCCGGGATTATGTGCAGGTGGCTTGGGGCTTTCCGACGCCCGATATTGTTTTCAAGGAGGCCCCGCCAATGATCGACCTAACCAAAATACACCAGCAAGCCGTAACGGTCGCCAATGCGGCCTGCGGTATTTCGTGGCGATCAGCCTACAACAAAGAATTTTCGCGATTGCTGAAAATAGCCGTTGACTCATAGGTCCAATGGGCCTATGAACGGGTCATCAGAACAAAGGAGCACGGAAATGACTAAGCGCCAACCCCACGAATTTAATCGCGTCGGACAGGACACCTCGCACGCCGATGGCAAGCTCCGCGCGATGGAAGACGCCGCTCGCGCTGGCGCGAAGGGTGCCAGCAAGGTTTTCCCGGATAGCTTTGGCGGCAAGTGGCTGTCGGTTTACTGCCGCGACGGCGTCCTGAGCTACAATTGGCAGGGCGGATATCCGACGAATGATGTCTCGCGGGAAACTGCAGTATCGGTTCTGGCATTCCGATGAAAAACCCCAACGCCAAAACACTAGACGAACTTTTCGCCAGCGAAGACCCGGCCGACTTGCCGTTGCTGGAATGGGTGCTGGCGGAAATGCGGGAGTTTTATGCTCCGGTGGTGAAGTGATGAACTACGAACGAGAAGAGGCCGCCAGAATGCAGGCAGCCACAGAAGATATGATCAGAATGCGGTTTCAACAGTTTGGACGAAAAACGAGCCCAACTGTTGAAACCGTCCTCCGGCCGATCGAAAATAAAATAGAAATAGTTTCAGAAGGCTGTTGACTCATAGGACCATTGGGCCTATCACTGTTTCCAAGGAAGACGGCAACACACCACCAACCGGGGGAACCCAAATGGCCCAACTCTTCGAAACCACCATCACCTTCACCACCCACGAAGAGTCCGAGCAATTTTTTTCCGGCCTTGGTTATACTGCCATCCCCGTTCGTGGTCGTCGCGTTCTCGTTTCCAACAACTGGGACGATTTCGGCAATCCCATCATGACTTTTGCACGGCAACACCTTGGCGACGTTCTCACCTATTCTCTTTCCGACGTTGCCCGTAAGGCGGTGGCGTGAATGTGGGAAATCGTAAATGTAAATGGCTGGCGCTGGGGTAGCGAGACATACCCCAGCGAAGAGGCTGCGAAATTTGAGTTGAAAACGTTATGGCGCGGCGTCTCTGGCGTCAATTTAAAGAAATTCACCATCCAACTAGTGAAGGACTCCCCCCATGCAATTCCGTGACCACTCCGCCGTAAAAGGCAAGCGCGATTCGTATCCCGTCGCCCCCCGGGCATTGAAGATTGATCCCGCTTACAACGTTCGGGACATGCAAGACCCGGAGACTATCGCGCACGTCCGTTGGCTGGCCGACTCCATCAAAGAGAACGGAGTCAAGGTGCCACTGGAAGTGCGGCTTGACGGCGAAGACATTTTTGTCGTCGCGGGCCACTGTCGGCACGCTGGCACCATGCTTGCCATCAGCGAAGGCGCGGAAATCGCAACCGTAATGGTGATTCCCGAACCGAAGGGTACCAACGAGGTTGAGCGCACGCTGAACCTTGTCACGAGCAACAGCGGCAAGGCGCTAACGCCGCTGGCCATAGCCGAAGTCGTACGCCGCTTACTGGCCTTCGGTTGGACCAACGAAGCCATTGCAAAGCGGCTGGGCTGGAAGTCGGTTGCAACCGTCGACAATGCCGTTACGCTGCTGGGTGCCAGCCCCGACGTGAAGGAAATGGTTCGCAGCGGTGCGGTGTCAGCGTCGACCGCGAGTAAGGTGGTAAAGAAGGAAGGCAACAAGGCGGGAGCTACCCTTGCCGCTGCGGCTGTCAACGGCAAGGTGACTGCGAAGACGATTCGGGCCAGCAAAGGCGAGTTTGATCCGTCGCCAAAGAACGTGGCTGTGCTGGTGGATTTTGTTCGTAGTTGTGCGATTGGGCATTCGGCCCTAAAGACTGCGGCTTGCAAGGTTATGGAAAAGATTGGGTTGGAGGCGGCGTGATGTACGGAAGAACCGTGACGGTCGATGGGAAAGAGTACTTCGTGGCATGTTGCCCCGATACGCCTTGCAGCGAAATATTGCGGCGGGCCGCTGTGCAGGCACAGATAGAGGAAGCGGCGTGATGACGCCAGAGCAAAGAGCGGCCGATTGGTTCACGTTACCACCGGCCGCCAGAACGAAGGCATGGTTGGCAAGGGAATTTCGCAAAGCGATTGAGGAAGCGACTGCTGAGAAGGAATCGAAGTGACCCACCTAGCCACACTAACCGCCGCTGGCGTTATCACGGTCGACGCCAGCCGCGTTGTAAGGCTCACCCGTGAAGCTTGGCGGGTGATGACCGGTACACCGGTATTGCACTTCGTTGGCTTCAAAGATGACCGTTACCACGCTGCGGTGCGGGTTTGGGGCAAGCCGGACTTTTACCACCGGTTCTACGATCGGAGGGCGGTGGCCGATATCGCGCTTGGCGATAAGGTGGTGTTTGCCGGGTCGGAGGAAGTACGGGAATATTCATACGATGATAGTGCAAATTGGTAGTTGACATGTAGGACCGTTGGGCCTACGGTGAGTCTTGTCAGGAACCGGGGAGACACCTAATGCTGAACTCATTCGTCCAAATAAAATCGACCTCTCACGAGGCCCCCGAATTTCGCGGCGTGAAGGGTCGCATCATTCGCGAAAACGCGCACGGCTACATCGTCGTAAAGACGACCGATGGGCGTGAGGTAGTTCTTCACCCCGAAAGCGTGCGCGTGTTGGAGAAAAAATAATGGACAACTACGACGCCGCGCTGAAATCTGAATCTGCGCGCGTTGTTCGCCATTGGCAATCGTATTCCGTTGAGGCTCGCACAATCATGGCGTCAGGGAATCTCCAATATCGTAGCCGCGCTGGTGAGTATTTCTATGTCCATCCCGAGTTGCCGAACGTAGCTTTTAAGAAGCGCAAGTTAGCGGCGCAAGCTGCCATTGAGAAAGACCCATCATGACCCCCACCGGCATGGAAGAAGTCCTAGCCCTAGAGATCGCCATACGGGCGTTTCTCAAGACAGGTAAGAGCGAGGAAGCTTCACAGCTACTGGCGCAGCCGTGGCGTGGTTCTGGGACACGTCTGGCGGCGTTGAGGGATGTTGTGGGGAGACTCCAATCATGAGCAACCAAAATAAATCAATGTGGACGCCAGAACTAACCGACCGGTTACGACAACTATGGCCGGATCATTCGGCAAGCCAGATATCGAAGCTGTTCGAGGCTGACGGTCACGCCATAACCCGGTCTGCTGTCATCGGAAAATCTCAACGGATGGTGTTGAGCGCCAAGGCATTCACGAACGTTCCTAGGGAAGAGCAACGCCGCAAGAAAAACTTGCGGGAGGCTGGCTACAAAGCCGCAAAGCGCCAAGCAGCCGTTGTACTGCGAACCACCGGAAAGCTATCACAGAGCCGCGCTAGGCGGCTGGAACCCCTATCTAAGTCAGAGCTACGCGCCATGTTCGCACAAGCCGCGTTGAACACGCAGGCTCTGCAGGCCGCATAAAAAAAGCGCCCCTACTCCGAAGAGTAAGGGCGCGAGTCAGTCACTTGGAAAGCCGTAGTAAATGTAATTCTCATGGGCAATAAACTTATTGCAGCCGTGAATGGTTAGGGCCAGTAGCAAGGCAGCGAAGATTAGGCGGCCCATGATAGGTCGTCGCAGAACTGGTTTACTTTATAGCGTAATTCCTCAATGGATTTGTCATTTACGATAACGGTAGCAACCTTCGGCTTGAACTGCTCTGAGATGTGGTCCGAGTCTATCCCTCCGCGTCCTACAAGCTGCAGAACCAATCCTCCCCGCTTCACAATCGCCGCTTCCTCGTTGTCGTGGCGAAGGTCGTCAAAAAGCAGATTATCCGAGCCGTCTTTGGCGTCGAACTCAATATCAACCCAGAAATCTTCCCCGCCGAACTCTCTCCCCCATTGGCCGAGACCCTGCATGAACTCTCGCGGCGACTTGCCACCGAGATAGTTTGATGGCAATTCCTTTAGAGAGCCTTCAACGTAAGCCTCAATCGACTTTTCATTAAGCCCCTGATACCGCAGCAACGCCCGCAGCATATCCTTCAACGCGTTCGCAAACTTGCCCTTCACAAATCCGCGCTCAATCAAGACTTCCGCGGCGGTCCCTTTTCCTGAACCAGCCTCTCCCGCGATACCGATAATCACTTGTTAAAAAACCTCCTCAGTAGATACGAACGGGCCAGCGATATAATCGTGAACCAAGCCGAAACGATTAGACTCTGCTCTAGACTAATCGGGAAACCGAACGCGGGATAAATGACGAATTGCGAAGCAACCGCCACGACGTAACCAACAACAGTGTTTGCTATCGACTCAACACCGGACATGAACCGCGATTGGCTCACCACTTCTTCCCATTAGGAGCTAGCCGCGCTTCTCTCGTGTGATCCAGCCGTGTGGCGTTGTAAGAGCGTTTCTCCGCCACAGCGCCGTCAAGGTCTAGGTCGTACGCGCCAGCATAATCGAAAAGTCTTATCAACACGTCCGCTAGCTCAACCTCAACGCACTTGCGGTGCGGTAAGTGGTCGTCCATCAAGTTCTTGCGCTCGCCCTCGAAAGCTTCCGCTAGCTCCGTAACCATCAACATGAGCATTTCACCCTTGTTGCGTTCCAGCTTTGCGCCTGTAACCAAGTCGTGCCAGAATTGTTGGTTGGTGGCGTGGCAATCGCGGGCTAGATCGTTGAGGGGAGTTGGCTGAAATAACGCGAAAACTGGCATCATTGCACACCCCTCATACCAGCCGCAATATGTGCAATAGCCGCTTCAATGTCCGTGGTGACCAACGAAGCAAAATTGTACATCACGTCGTAGCGCTCCGGTTCCTTGTCGAGCAAGATCACACCCGGCACGCCACCCCTCCGCGCGAAACCGAATTCCATATGGCCGGACTTACCGGCCGGGAGAACCATAATCACGCCTTCGCTGCGAAGGATGTTGTCACGGTCAAGCGCGAACGTGTTCTGAGCAGCACGGCCAGCCAGCGCTTCGGCGTACGATCGGCCACGCAGCTTTTCATACGCAAACCAATGATCGTCAGCTTCCGGGCCTGTCCCGTGCCAGTCATCGAACGCTTCAAAACCGGCCGCCCTTACGGCGTTGCCAACAATGGGTATCTGCGGATTCCGCAATGAACCAATGATGTAGATGCAGGGTTTTCGTGCTAACAAAATTCCATTCCTCTCAATTGATTGTGAAATCTTTAAAAACCAACTCCGCTGCAATTTTTTCTACGCGACCATTCTTTGCAGCCAATCGCCACACGTCGCCAGCTTCTTCACCTTCACCGTCAATACGAATAAGTACGTTCGGAAATCGTTTTGAAACTTCCGACATGTCTTTTTCGTGGTCGTACCACTTGCAAGAATCGTCAAAAAGATTGCCGTAGTCACTTACGGTTTCGATACACTCTTTGATGGCTTGTGCGTCGCCACCTTCGGCAGACACGAACTCATATCGCGTGTAGTAGCCCATAGATTCCCCTCTAAAGTTCTTTAATCCAAAACAATGTTTCTTTTGCCCACGGTCGTTCAACTTCGCAAAGCTTGAAGCCTGCGCGAAAATGGTTATTCGCGGACGCTGGGTTGTTTGCGCTGCATTCCGATATTAAGTGAGTCCAATCGGTGGACTCTCTCGCGAGAATCTCACTGGCTTCGATCAACTGGCGCTGCAATCCCTTGCCGCGGTGTTCCTTAAGGACGGCCTGTCGCTTTGTGTAGCCAACTCGCGGGAACGGTTCGAACGGCACCAAGCCAGCGAAAGCAACAACTTGAATCCCGTGATGGACAAACCACCAAAAGCCATTGGACAAGTGGCGATCCTCTAGCGGCAGGAAATCTTTCTTAAAAAGTCCGTTGAACCGCTTTATCTCGTCGGTGTATTCGATTCCTGATACTTCCGTTATGCTGTAACAGGTCATCAATAAAACGCCTTCAAATCGAATCCGTGATATTTGCAAACCTTGTCGGCCAGCTTTCGAAAGGCTGCGTTATGAGTGTTGCGCCCGCCGCGCTTACTTTCCTTGCCGGTCAATTCAAGGTGCAAATGAATAATTTCATGCGCCATGAATTGCATCAGAGTCATTGTGTGACCGATGGCATGGACTGATGCCGTGATTACGTGCTGACTTCCACTCCACTGGTAGTTTCCGTACTCAACGCGACTCCGCGATAGCTTGAATTTAATTTGATCCGCGCTTGGCAGCTTCCATCTATGAAACGGTGGAGTTGTTCTAAGGTAGTCAAACGCCGCTGCCATCGTCTCTCGCGTCATTGGCAGCGAGAAATTAGCCATTCAAATCGTCTTCATCAGAGTTGGTTTCATTCTGGCCCGGCCACGTTTCGCCAACATCGATTCCGTTATCGCGCGCCCATGCCTGCCAGCCATATGATAGTTCTTGCGGGTAGTCGTAGGTTGCTTCGTATTTTCTCGGCATTACGCGGCCTTCTCTAGCTCTATGGTGTTATCGTTGGCTGGCTCTGGTAGATGACGCCAGCGCTTAGAGCGCTTGCGTTCAGCATTTTGTTTGGGCGTAACCCACTCTAGATTGCCACGGACATTGTTTAGACTCTCGGAGTCCCCGTGATCGCCAATAGTGTGTTTTGCTGACGGTGGTATTGCTCCCATACGCTCCGACAATATCGCCTTGTGAAGATAGATTTTTCGTCGGACTTTGCCCGGCCCCGTGGTCGACCGTGTCGCGTATTTCTTGACCTTGTGACGGTCCCACGTGAATTGCCATTTCCATTGCAGGCACCATTCGTAGTCAATTGGTGAGACTAAACAGAAAATAGATTCGTCATGTGGCGAGAGGTATACGCGGCACTCTTCCGTCATGCGGCTAGCGCGAAGGCCGGATTGTTATCATTAGCTGCTTGCGGCAAAACAATAATAGGCTCACGAGCGCGGCCATACTCGCCCACCAAGCGATGGTACGCGATCGATTGAATCGACTGGCCGGTAATGTACCCCTTGCTGTAATGCCAAGAGTCCGAAGGAATCGGGGCCTGATGGCTTTCCATATAGCAGCCGTCACCTTCGAATGCGTATTGAGTCTTGTGGTGAATATGGAAACCGTGCACATATCGGTGACGCGTGTTTCCCCAGTCTTCCGGCCTGCGATTGGCCATAATCATTGGCATCTCTTGAAGCTTGACCGTGTGGCCGTGCGTTGCCCCCAACATCACGTTCCCGAACCGGTGCCACCAAAACAGAGATGGGTCTAAATCAACCGTTACGCGGGGTTCGTTGCGATAGTACGCATGAAGATAGTACGCTACCGCTACCGCAGTGTGTTCGTCGTGATTGCCGGGAAGAATACGAACAATGATTTCGTCGTGTTTCTCAAGGTGGGCATCAACTGTGAGCACCTTCAAACGACACGCAACCTGTACCGATTTTGGATATCGACCGTCGCAATCTAGAACGTTGCCAGAGCGGGCCGTTTTATTTTCTTTGTTGTCGGCGTGCGTTAGGTCTCCACCGCCAAGAACAATGGCTAGGCTAGAAGGTCGCGAGCGCTGCACAACTTCGCATACAGCCTTGCCTATTTCACGCTCTGCGATTTTCAAATCCCAGTTCGTGTCTACTCCCTGCAACGGATTCTCTTTACCGTAGGAGAACATATTGACGTGCCAATCATTGCATGGCGTGAGCGAACAGAAGTCCGATGTACCCGGCCTGTTAGGTGCTTTGGTTGGCTTGGCTGGCTTAATATCATCGAATGTACCGCGAAGGGCCGCGATAGCGTCCCGAACATTCGGGCCAATCTTGGTTTTGACCCATTCAACGATTGTGTCTCCATCTGCGTTAAGCAGCGTCGACTTACCGGCCAGTATGTGACCGTCTGGCATTTCGAACGGGCCGCCGTGTTCCGGCTTCTGCTGAATCGATCTACCTGCTGGGCCGTCCGTTAGCTGGCTGATACGGTATCCCGGCATCGCCGGGGCATGTGAGAGCATCAATCCTTTCGCAGCCGCCCGACGTAGCCATTCCTTTAAGGTCGTTACAGGCATCCCCGCTGCGTCTGCAGCGGCCTGCTTTGTACCGTGTTCCTCATAAAGCCTGACGGCTTTTGCAATGTCTTCGTCGGACGGCGGCTGGGTGGGCAAAATGTGTGTTCCTTCTCGGGGAATTGACTTGTAGCTAGAATCGCTACAAAATGCAATGCGTTTCCATAGGGTCTAGTGGGGTTGGCTAACCGGGATGGGCGACCCGGGAAAACAGCGCGTCAATCCTGTTCCCTAAACCCATGATCGCCTCCACCAACCGGTTTTCGAGGTTGGTCATGTGCTTGTACGAGACGTACTCTTTCGCTACTTCTTCGCGATGGTCGGCCAGTTCACTCGCTACCTTTTCGACCTTCGCGGCATTGGCCTGTACGGCCAGTGCAGCAGTGTCGGCTCGTTGCAGCGCCGTGGCGGTTGCAGCATCAGAGAGTGACATTCGAGATGCTAGCCGCCAGACGTAGCCGCCAATCGTTAGTACCATTCCAAGGACTGCCGCACCGGCAATCCACATTGCTGTCTCCATTCTACTTCCAACTCACTCTTAGCGTCTCGTACCAAGCCAAGAAGCGTCTTCCGCATCTAGCCGTAGCTGCGGCGCGTACCGCGTCGTTTTTCATGATGCCTTCAACTTCACCTTGCGTTAGAGCCCTGTCAGGGGTTCCGCTTAAACCTCGAAAGCAGGTTTGGAATTCTGCTGGCGGGTACGGGAGTTTCCCCGGTGATTGCGGCGTTCCGCCCGGACCACACGCGGTGAGAAGAAGCAGCATCAAGACAGGGACCGTCATTTTTAGGAGTTTCACTAGCCAATCTTTCTAACGCTTCGTTCGCGTCTGAATCCTTTTTTGCCTGAAAGGCATCTTTGAGTGTGAGTGTGTTAATCGTCGCAAGCCGCCCGTTGGAAATATCGAGTTGTTCGGCCATGTCTTTCTCAAGCTGCACGTTGATGCCGTGCATCACAGCGCCCTGATACATGAACCCGACCACGGCCAGTGCAATCGCGGCTAGTGCTAGTTTCCAATTCTTGAGGAACCACGCGCCAGCACCTAGACCAACAACGGCTAGCACAACCACAATGACAAGCACCCAATGCGTCGCCAAGTACAAGCCAAGAGCCGTCATTTGCATGTCCTGAAAAAGAAGCCCGTGCACACCACGACGTGAGGCTTAAGGATGTGGCGCTTGTGGACGACCACTGGCCGTGGTTTAGGCGGGGGTACGGGTGCAACTGCGACCGCTTCTACCGACGCGTAAGAGTACATCTCAGACTTAGGATCGTTTGCGCCTTCAAGACAAAGCTCCATCTCGCTCTTACGCGAGTCGATGCCACTGCGGCGGGCTACAAGACCTTTGCGGACTTGACCGTCCGAACGGACATACCAGCCCTTGAACGCCTCGCAACCGCCCTTGATGTCTCCCGCGTTGATCTTGGCGACCATCGGAGAGCGACAAACGGCGGCAGGTCCTGCGTTGTAGGAAGCATCAACAAGAGCAGCCATAGCCTTGACCGGCATAGGCCGAGTCACACACTGCCCAACTTTATCGAGATATTTTGGAAGTGACTCGGCTAGCTTTTCGTCGCACTCTTGTTTGGTGAACTTCGTTCCTACCTTGACCGTGCCGAACTCGTCGGTCTGGCCATAGCAATACGTAACAGGATGGCCGGTACCTATCATGTCTTTCTTAGCTACATGGTCCATACCCTCCCAAATAGGAGTGAACGCCACACAGCACGCCACAACAGCCGCACCACCTAACGATTTGGCTTTGCTAAAAGTACCGTTATTCACTGACACCCTCTTTCTTCTGCGCGATCAAGCGAGCCACGAACGCAGCGCCCGTGGTAAGGCCGATCGTGACCGCAAAGACGATGCTC